GCGACGATAAGGGCACGGGCCGCCGGGTCGGCAAGACCAACGACCTGATGACCTACTGGAAGGTCTGGAGCAAGACCGGCTTCGGCGACCGGCTCAAGGACGCCCCTAAGGACAAGCGCGGCTTCTTCGATGCCGTCGGAGAAAACGCCTACATCGTGGTGGCGGACGGCGTGCCGTTTCCGCTCAACGTCGCGCCAGACATGCTGGCGGAGCAAGTAGATGAGGCGACGGGCCTGCCGGAGTCCATGTTCCGGGCCGTGCAGTGGCCGATTCCCTACTGGGCCGAAAGCAACGGCTGGCCCTTCACGATGCTGGCCTTCCACCGCAAGCCCGGCTACGTCTGGCCGGTGAGTCACATCAAGCCGGGCATTCCCGAGCTGCGCTTCCTGTGCTGGGCGTTTTCCTTCCTGGCGCAGCGCGTGGCCGTCAGCTGCGAGACCCTGATCGGCGTGTCGAAGGCCGCCGACCAGGACATCAAGGACCAGATCCTGTCGCAGTCGCAGGGCGGGTTCAAGATCGTGGAGCTGAGCGAGATTCTGGGGCGCAGCGTGTCCGACGTGATCTCGGTGTTCCAGCTGCCCAACGCCACCAACGAGATCTGGAACGTCATCAGCGCCGTCACGGACATGCTCGAGAAGCGGCTGGGCCTGACAGAGCTGGTCTACGGCATGACCAATACCCAGATCAGATCAGCCACAGAGGCTAACGTCCGCGCCGAGCAGATCAGCATCCGCCCGGACGACATGGCCGAGTGCGTCGAGAATGCCATGACAGAGCTGGCTCGCAAGGAGGCCCTGGCGGCCCGGTGGCTGCTGACGCCGCAGGACGTGGCTCCCATTGTGGGCCCGCTTGGCGCGGTGGCGTGGGAGCAGCACGTCATGGCAATGGAGCCCATCCAGGTCGCCCGGGAGTACGAATACCGGATCGAGTCTGGCAGCGCCCGGAAGCCCAACAAGGCTACCCGGGCGGAGCAAATGCAGGCGGCCCTGCAGAATCTGGGGCCGGTCCTGAGCGGCCTGATCGGCTCCGGGATCGTGGATCCGTTCAACGCCCTCGTCAAAGACTGGGCCGACTCGCTGGACCTGGATGCCACGCCCTACCTGGTGCCGCCTCCCCCTCCACCACCTCCACCCCCAGAAATGATGCCGCCAGGCGCGCCGCCGCCAGAGGGACTACCGCCGGATGGCATGCCCCCAGAGGCCGTTCCGCAGCTCCCGCCGGAGATGATGGCATGAGCGACCTCCCATACGACATCTCCGTAGCGGGCCCGGACGTCCAGGCGCACTACCGCAAGCTCGTCAGCGCCGGCCAGACCCCGCGCTTCGCCGAAATGGCCGCCTTGCAGCAGCCACCCGGCACGCGAGGCACGGACAGGGCCTTCATGCAGGGCCGCCTCAATAACCAGCAGTTCGCCGACATGAACAGCCCGCTGGCCCAGCGGATGCTCCGCGAGGCCAAAGCCGCCGGAATCTCCACCAGCGGCCGGTTCTACATGGGCGGCCTGGCCGACAAGCGCGCGCATCTGGATCCAAAGGCGTGGGTCGACAGCGTGGCGGACATAAAGAAGGTGGCGCAGGAGCGCGACCTGCACGTGCAGGGCATCGTCGAATACACCCCGCCCGAGAAGCCGCCCAAGAAGAGTGTCGACATTGCCCCCGACATCCTCCGGGAGCAGGTCCGCAAGGAGATCAAGGCCAACCCCTCGCTCAAGCGCCAGGACGCGATCGAGCGGGTCAAGGACCGAATTGTTCCCCACTGGAAGCGCAAGGCTAGGTAGACCGTGCAAGACAAGGACTTCAAGGCCGACATCCACAGCAGGACGGCGGCAGACTGGACGCTAGAGAATCCCTTCCTCCCCAAGAATGACCTTGGCGTCGAGATGGATACCGGCCGCATGAAGCTCGGAGTGGGCCAGCGATGGGCGTCCACGAATCACCTTCCGCCGCCCGGGTTCGTGGGCTTCACGAACATCGTCGCCCTGACGCAGGCGGCGTACACCGCACTCGCCGTGAAAGACCCCCAGACCCTCTACATCATCACCTAGCATGGCTGCGGCAGTCGGCACAACCAGCGTCCTTTTTCGCGTCGGCAGCGGCTCGCCGTCGAAGGTGTTCCTGGGCAGCGCGTCGGTGCAGAGCGTGCCAGGCGCGCCGGAAATGATCGAATGCTGTGCCGATGTCAACTCGCTGGTGGTGTTCTACCCGCCCACTGACGGTGGCTCCCCTATCTTGGATTATGAAGTCTGGGTCGATAACGCACCGCTGGACGACTACGCCCAAGGCGCCGTTGTCACCGGCCCCGTGTACGACCCTAACTCTCCTGCTGGCTCGCTGACAATCACCGTTGAGGGCGAGTCCTTCGACGGCCTGGATGTGTCGGTGCGCGCCCGCAATGCTATCGGCTACGGCCCGCTGGCCGCTGACATTGTCGGCCAAGTCTGCTAACGGCTTCACATCACCCTACTCTTGCGACATTCACCATGCCGATGAATCCGAGACTCCTGCGTCCGACCGCCAGCGGATTCAATCCCCGCCAGATCAGCGGTCTAGCCCTCTGGCTGGACGGTGCGGACGCCTCGTCGCTGTACACCACCGACGCGGGGCCGGTGACGGCAGTGGCGAGCCCGCTGGAGATCAGCGGGTGTGCGTTGTGGCTGGATGCAAGTGATGCGGGGAGCATCACAGAGTCTGGCGGGCTGGTGAGCCAGTGGGCCGACAAGAGCGGCAATAGCCGCCACGCAACGGCCAGCACTACCGCACGGCCAACGACAGGGACGAGGACTGTTGGCGGCAGGAACGCTCTTGATTTTGACGGGGCTGCCAACTCAATGGCGACCGGCGGGTCGGCGTTCCCCACCGCTGCAACGCACACGGTGTTCCTTGTCTACCAACTGGACACCGCATCGCAATCGCGGACGAGTGTTCTCTTGACGGCGGCAACGATTGCTCACCAAGAAATCCGCGTGGCGGGATTCGGGTCAACCGCGATCAACTATATGTTCAACAACAATCTTGGGACTTCGATGACTTCATCCGTCATCGGGCTTGGTCCCGTTGTTTTTTCGGCTCGGGAAGCATCAGCGTCGATGCGATCTGCTGGGGCGGGCGTGGTGTCTGCCACCAGCGGGAGCGCGGCTGCGTGGAGTTCCGGCTCAATGCTCATCGGCAGCCGCACGGCTGGCAACTTTGTCGATGGCCTGCTCTGCGAAATCATCATCTATCCGACAACGCTCACTGATTCGCAGACCGCATCCGTCGAAGCCTACCTCGCCGCCAAGTGGGGCATCTCTGGCGTCCACGCCCCCGCCACCGCGACCAGCGATCCGGTGGGGTACTGGGGCGACAAGTCAGGAACCGGGCATTTCTCTCAGGCTGTCGCGACGGCGAGGCCGGTTGTTGGAAGCCAGAATGGCCGGAAAACAGTTGCGCTTGATGGCGTGAATGATTTCATGACCGCCGTCAATCCGTTGCCTACATCGATGCCGCTGACGTTTTTTGTTGCCCAGAGGATCGTCGCTGGCACATCGTTTGGGATGACGTACACAATGGCGACAGAGTTCAACGTTCGGCAAGCCGGTGGGGGTGGCGTTCTTTCGATCATTCCCGGCACTGCCATCACAGGAACGTCCCGCACTGGTTCAAGCGACATTCTGTCGATTACCTATCCATCCAGTGGCAGCAATACATTTTTTGTTAACGGCGCCCGTTTTCCTCTGGAGGATACAGGCACGCGGCCAGGGCTGACGGGCACACACGCGATTGGTGTCCGGCGGGCTACGGACGGGACGCTTACGTTTTACGCCAACGTGCAAGTGGCAGAGATACTTGCCTACAACGCCGCCTTGACAGCCTCGCAGCGGCAGCAAGTGGAACGCTACCTCGCCGCCAAGTGGGGCATCACCCTCGCCCCGCAGGTCGCTGACGCCGATGCGCAGGCGTGGGTGAGCCGCGTCTACGCCGCTGGCTCTACGGTGTCGCAGCCGGTCGCTGACGCCGTCAATGACTTCGTTGTGGGCTGCAAGGCAGACGGCATCTGGGATGCGATCAAGGCGTCCTGCATCCTGGCGGGTGCGGACACGCTGGCTGGGGCGTTGGTGCCTCTGAAGGGTGCCGCGCCGACGAATAACGGGCCATTCGTCAGCGGCGACTACAACCGCAAGACGGGGCTGGTGGGCAATGCCTCCAGCAAGCACCTTGCGTCAGGATTCTTTACGGACTCGCTGACGGTAGGAAATGGTCATCTGGCGGTTTACGCATCCACCGGCATGGGGGCCAGCGAAACAGCCATCGGCGCGAACGCAGGGGGCGGCGGGCTTATTATTCGCAACCTGTCTGGCAACATTGGCGTCCGGCTTTTTACCGGCGCGGACGGCGGGCCGTCGTCCGTTGGTGGGGCTACTGGATTTATCGGCGCGGCGAGGCCAGGAAGTCCTGAGTATTCCGTGCGGGCGAACGGCACCACTACGACGCACGGCGGGCTGATTAGCGGACTCAGTTCCAATCAAAACATCTCAGTTTTTGCGCTGAACAATGCTGGCGCAATCGCGGCGCGAACCGCTGCCCGGCTGGCGTTCTACTCCATTGGGGACAGCCTGAATCTTACGCAGTTGGACTCGCGTGTCTCGGCCCTCATCACCGCCATTGGAGCGGCCCTTGTCCCGCAAGTCTCCAACGCCGATGCCCAGGATTGGCTGAACCGCGTGTATGACAACGGCGGCACCGTCAGCACCGGCACGGCGAGCGCGGTCAATGAGTTCTGCAATGCCATCGACGCGGCTGGCATCCGCGACCGTTTCTACAGGCTCAACCTGTTCGCTGGGACGGGGCTGAACGCCGCACTGGTGCCGGTGTATCGGGGGCCGTCACGGACGGGGACGCAGTACGGCAACACCACCGACACCAATAACGGCCCGTTCGTCAGCGGCGACTACACGCTGACCGGCGGGCTCAACGCGAACGGCTCTGCGGGCAGTAGTTCTAAGTACCTTGACACTGGGCTCGCGCCTGACGATTTGCCTGCACTGAGTTCAGTGCATCTGGCAGCATGGAAGGGCGCGGGCAGCATCGGCGGCAGCACTATAGCCCTCATTGGCAGTCGCACGTCTACGCAGTTCTGGTATGTCCGGCAAACCGCCCCCACCGATACCCTGGCTGGCAACATTGGGCATGGCGCGTTCGTTACTGGAGCCAGCGCAGATACCGCCGCCGGGCTAGTGACGATCACCCGCAACACCAGCGGGCTTGTCATTTACAAAGATACCACCAGCGTTGCCACAGACGGTGCCCGCACGCCAACGGCGAACGCCAACGATTTCACAGTGTTTACGTTCCGCAACACTGACGGCACCGTCAGTTCAAACGTCGCCTGGCCCTATGCCATGTATGGCTATTCAGCGGGCGTGCATCTGTCATCCGCCGATGTGACCGCGTACCACGCCGCGTTCGCCGCCTTCAACACCGCGATGGGTAGAGCATGACTCTGGAGGAACTGGCACTGCCGGTGACTGTCGAATGGGGGCGTCAGAACGCCCTCGTCTTCGACGCCGCCCTGGCCCAGCGGCTCGCGGAGGTGCAGGCAGAGCATGGCGATCCCCGCCATGTGCCGGTCGCCGTCCCGCTATCCGGCGGGCGGTTCATGCTACTGGCCGACATCCTGACCGAGTGCCTGCCCGGCGGGCTGGTGTACGGGGGATTCTCGCAGTTGGACGCGGGTCGGTTCTCCGAGATCGCAGTGGTGCCGCTCGCGGATGCCCTGGCCCTGCTGCCGGGCGGATGACCTGCGCGGCGTTAGACGCACTAATCTGCGGCCGGAACTATCCGGCGATTCCGGTTGGTTGCCGACGAAAGAGCGCATGCGTTGGGCCGGGAAAACAAGGCAAATGCTGGGTGATCCCGAAGCAGATTTCGGGATCATTAATTGAGCCGGAAGGCCGGTGCGGCGGACATAAATACCAGTGAGAAGGTCAAGGGCCGGATCGTCCCGCACTGGAAAAGGAAGAAGTAATGCCTCAGAAGCTCGAGCGGCTGAACTCCGTGACTGGTTCCGTCACGGCCACCAACAGTGCGGCCACAAGCCCCAAGATTCCGTTCGGAGCGGTGGCGGGGGGCATGATCCATGTCAGTGCGGTGTCGAGCGCCACGACGATCACGTGGCACGTGGCATTTGGCCAGGAGGAGACCCCAGTGCCGCTGAACTCCGACGGCGCTGCGGTGACCACCACGATCGCCGCCAGCA